CCTGACTCCTCAGAACCGTTGATCATCATGTAGGTAGCACCAATTTGATCAAGCATTGCTTTAGCAATGGTTGTCTTACCTACACCAGGCCCACCTGATAATATCAGATTGGGTATATTGTCACTTTCAACAAACTCTGTGAAAGTGTCTTTTAGATTTTTAGGTAGTACGCACGAGCCTACATCCTTGGGACGATATTCCTCGACCCATAAAAAGTTTTCCATAATATAGATTCCTAACTTTAAGCGTCATAAGAAGATTCTGGTTCCAGAGCAATAAAATACTCTATCTCAATATTAGAGTTAGTAAACTTACTAATATTTTTTGAAGAAACTTCGACACTATAAGAGCCAGGAATTAATTTTAGATTTTCAACTTTAAACCAAAATTTATAATTAATATCACTGGCAGGAACATCAAGATCAAGTGCAAAATCATTTGCAGTTGTATTCTTTTTATCTGTCACTTTAAGTTTTCCGTTTTCAAGTACCATATCAGGAGCTCCAATAACGGATGCAGCTCTTGTTATTTCTGCAAGAATATCACTAGAGAAATCAAACTTAACTTCATTTGACGGCATATTAATATCTTTGTTTGGTGTAGTGACTACAGATGGATCAGAATACCAATACTTCAAAGATTTAGAAGAGCCTTCTTCTGTGATAACAACAAAATCATTTTGAAAATCTAAATCTGGGATTGTAAAAAGAGATAATGCAGATAGAAACTCATTGAGATCATAAATTGCAAATTCTTTCGTAAAGGATTCCTCTACCTTTGCTTTAGCAACAATGTTCTTCATTGCTGACATGGTAGTAATATCACTACCTTCCTTGATTACAAGGTTTTGGTTAATGGTTGAGAAATTCTTCAACACATTGATTGTTTGACTACTTAGTTTCATTTTCACTTTTCTCCATAATGTCGTGATTGTATAAAGCTATAATACCATAGTGGATGACTTTTAACAAGTCCCTTTTATTATAACCGTTCTTTTTACCATACCGTTGTGCGTATTTCATGATGTTACCGATACAGAAACCTTCACCATGTCCACCGTCTATGATAAACTCTGTAGCCTGAAACTGGTTCGTGCTATAGTGCTCATCATAAGTTGAGTCGATGTACTCTTTCAAATCAGACAAAGTGTTGTCTTCATTATATTTGTAGTTAACTTTTGACAGCTACTTTCTCCTTCATTTGATTTATAATATTTTCATAATGTTCTGAAGCTCCAACAACATCTATATAATTGAACCACCCAGTAGCAATTGTTTTAGATTGTGTTGGAGATACTATACCTCTATGTGTATGAGTAAAATCAGTGGGCCAAAGAACAGTCATACCCTTCTTTGGTTGCAGTTTTACTTCTTGATATTTCCATTCAGTTTCACCGCCATCTGTAACATCATTGAGATAAGTCATAAAGACTAGCGCTCTTTGTTGCGTCTGATTCACACTTCTCTCACAATGCCAATTTAAAAATCCCTCACCTGGCTCATAATGTTGAATGTTGAACGGTTCACCAAATGCTACAGAGTTAGAAGAAAAGGTATCATATATTTCTTTATAACTTTTTAATGCCTGTCCCAAAAAAACATAGTATGCTTGTATAACTGCATCTTTAGAGTTTGGATAAACTGCAACATCTATAGATTTTTTATCACCAACACCAACAGAATAACCTTTCTGTTTATATTCATTACTTTTATTATAATAATCAAGTAAATCATCGCATAATGAAGTATCATTCATCATAATTCCGTGGATAAAATTACTCATTTTCGTTTAACTTGACATTAAGAACAGCACCACCGATAGTTGTTAGGAATGGAACAGACTTATCAACATTAGGGGGAAGTATAGACATAAAATCTTTGTATTCATTGGGGTCCATAATATTTTTAATTTCATTTTCTGATTCAATCACATTCCAATTCATAGCTATTGAACGCCGTTCGCCTGGACCAGAAAATGGTAGTACTTGATGGTGTAACCATTTTGGAAAAACATACAAAGTACCAATTTCAGGCTGAACATATTTTTCTCCATCAAGTTTTAAATTATATATATCTGTCCTTGATCCTAAATCCCATGCCATATGAGTCCAACCATCATATTGTCCATCTGTTTCACCAAAAACAACTCTTTGAGCGCCACTTTTTTGTGCTTCCATTTCTTCTGGAAGTTTTAACCACATAAAACCAGATAGTCCTGCGGCAGTTGTTGTACTGTGATTATGAAATGGATTATAATCTCCAGCATATACACGATTAGTCCAAACATCAAAACAAGATGCATATGATTCTTTTTTATAACCTTGCTGTAAAAAAGATGTTCCAACTGAGTTTAAAATTGAAACAAGTTCTTTTCCTACAGGGGCAGTCAAATCAAATTTAAGCTGAGAAGAATTTTCATGATGTCGCATTTGGCCAACAAGAGACTTTTCGTAATTTTCTGTATCATTTTCTGAAGTTGAATCTATTTCTTTATTTAAAAGATCAACAACTGTTTTACCAAATTTAATTTTTGCAACGTGATGATGAATGGCGGGGGCAATTGTCATTTCCATTTGTCCTGGCTGATCTGCACCAAGCAATTTTAATACTGTTTCTTCTTTTACTAGCATAATATCTCCTTCATTATATTATCATAATAAAGGAAAAGGAACTAAAAGTAAAGTCCCTTTTCCAAGTTATTACAAATTTATTTTATATCAATTAATCGAGGGCGCTTTTCCTCTGGAACAATACGTTCAAGATTGATCTTGAGCATACCATTTTCAAGGGAAGCGTCATTCACTACAATGTCATCTGCAAGAGTGAATTTTCGTTTAAACTTACGAGAGGAAATACCACGGTGAATCGTGTCTTCATTTTCTTCATTCTCTTTTGTAGAACGAATAGTAAGTGCTCCGTCTGCTACTTCAATTTCAATATCCTTCTTAGAGAATCCAGCCAAAGCCATTTCGATGGCATAGGTGAAGTCACCTCCTTTAATAATGTTATATGGTGGAAACCCCGTAGACGTTGCGTTATTAGCAACGTAGCTGTTTAGATGATCGAACACACGATCAAACCCCACAGCATAAGGTGTTAGTTGATTGAAATTATCGAATAGACTTAGTGCTTTATTTGTAACCATTAGTTATCTCCTTTTAAGCAAGATTATGGGTAGAACCCTTTACGGCATTCTACAGTTAAATGTAAGTTTTTTTGGTCTGTCTCTAAGAGCCCTGACCGAACAGTAAAAACTTACTAAAACTCTGTATTTCTAGGACTTATGAATTGCCTAGTATATACTATATATAAGGGATTGAGTAGTAAAAGTCAATCCCCTTTTGTTTTTTTTATTTAGAACGGACTTTCATCATCCTCCTCAGAAGTATCTTCTATCAAAGAATCTTCTTCTTCTTCAATACTGATTCCAGCATCAATCTTAGTATATAAATCCATGAAAGACATTTTGGTATCTTCATCAAAACGTGCAACACACAATTCGATAGACTGTAACTTGTCACCAAAGATTGCAAACGCTTTCACGATGTGATCTAGTCGGCGAGTAGAGATAACTTCATCAACTCCACCATCAAAGAAAGTCTTACGAATAACTTCAGCCCAAGTGACTAAGTTATCTGCAAACTCTTTATCAACAGCACCATACTTTTTCATAGAACCAAGAACAATCTTTTTCTCAGTTACGGCAGCAGGATAAGGTTGTTCAATAGTAATCGCAAACCTTTCAAGGAACGCTTCATTCAGAATGTTGGTTCCGATAAAACGTCCATCTTCTGAACCTTTACCTTTAGTATTGGCAGTCGCCATTACGTTGAAACCTTCTTTTGCAGAAATCCACTTGTTGATCTTTTTCAAGAACACACCTTTACCTTCAAGGACAGGCTGTAATGCAAGTAACTTGTTTGAACCTAAGTCACACTCATCTAGTAACAAAGTACAACCACGTTCCATTGCCTCAATAACAGGGCCGGGAACGAACTTAGTCTCACCATTTACCAAACGGAAACCACCAAGTAAATCATCCTCATCAGTTTCGATTGTGATATTGATACGGATCAACTCTTTTTTCAATTCAGCGTGTAACTGTTCAATCATAAGAGTCTTACCATTACCAGAAAGACCAGTAACAAAAACAGGATAAAACATTCCAGACTTGATAATCTTTTTAAGATTACCATAGTTTCCCCAAGGAACAAATCCCTCAAAGACTGATGGAACTAAATCTTGTTTTTCCATATTAGTCGCAACCAAATTCATGACAGTATTTTCAGAAGTATCCTCTGTAGAAATAGGAGCAACAACAGGAGCCTCCTCACTAGGTAGTTTAAACTGGTTATAACCAACCTTACAAGTTTTCTTAAACCAACCAGCTTTAGGAACACCTGCTTTTGCAGATGCTTCTTTAACTTGCATATTTGTAAGAATTGCACCAACACCAAACATTTCGGTGGCAGTATCTACAAATAACTTTTTGCGTGGAGATAAATTCATAATATAACTTTCCTTTTTCAATTTTAAAACTCTTTGATTTCTCATCATATAGCTATGCTATCAGGCACAAGGCATATTGTCAATGGCGAACTTGATATTTGATAGCGATTTTTGCATTTTATCGTAAAGTGTGACATATTTGTCACAGGGCGTGATAGTAATTTTTGCATTAAGCCACCAACTTTACAAATTTGTTTAGTAACTGTCGAGAAGATACTTTACTCTTCATCGATTTTCCAAATGCAGACTTTAGTTTTGCTTTCGAAGCACCAACAAGTTCATCACCTAATCCTTCATTTTCAACCATCAGAGAATTGCCTCCTGGCAGAATATAATATTCATCATAACCAGTTTGAGTAATTGCAAGATAGTTTTCTTTATTGATAAATTTTACCTTTTCAAGAATCTCATCATAAGAGTCATTTCGTAAAAGATTCATCAAAGTTCTTTTATCAACCTTACCAGACTTTCCACGACCAGCAATAAAGAAACCTATAATATTCATATCGTGAATACGATCTTTTAAAATTTCTAAAAGTTTATTAGTAAAATTACTACGTTCTACTTTATAAGTTTTATTAGTTTTAGGATCAGTAATCATAATATCAAATTTATTATGATAATAAGGAAAAGGCACTACTACATTTTCATGACCATCAGTACCGTTAAATTTATAATCATAAACTCCTTTTGGACTATTACCAGCACCATCAGTAAGGAATATCGTATTTACTTTCTGAACACCAGTATCAATTTTAAATTGAGGAACAATATCCATCATTGCGATAATAGCTTCATTCAATGGAGTTCCACCAAGATTTAAATTATTAGGAATACGAATAGGAGAACCTTCTGTTACATAATCCCTACGATGCCATTGACCAGCAACCATCCACAAATTATGCATCATGGTCATTTCTTCATCTGTTTTCATCTTACTGGAAAACATAGTTAGAAGATTCATATTACGTAATGAAAGATCACCAGCTTTAAATTTAGGATCAGAATCAGGACATCGTTGAATTGGATAATACACATCAGAAAATGCAAACACTTCAAAAGGTATTTTTGTCTGACGGCAAAACCAAATTAGATTGTACAACTGAGTAAGTGTACCTTTAAGATTATCAGCCATTGAACCAGACCAATCAAGAACCATAACCATACCGTGGTTAGTAGCTCCAGGCAACGTAGTCACTTTCTTGAATAGGTCATCATTATATTTGTAAGTGTGTAACTTACCCATATCTAATGAACCAGTTTTAGAAACTGCGGCACGAGCATATGCATCAGCAGATTTTTTCATCTCAAATTCTTTAACCATATAAGCAACAGTCTTTTTAGAATCTTTCTTTAGGTTTACAACTTCTTCTAAAGTTTTTGTTATATAAAGTTCTTTAAGATCACCATAGGGTGTTATCTTAGAAAAGTCTTCAATCATTTTTTTATAAGAAACAACTATATCTTTATCTTTAGAAAGATTAGGGATTTGAGCATAATACCGATCAGTAGCATTTTTGTCTCGTAGAATATCTATTCCCTTACCAGTGTCAGTCTCAGCAATTGGAGCTCCACCAGCACTTGGTTTTCCAACGCCACCTTCTGGATCAGAAGATTTTAAATCATCAGATTTATTATCCACATCCATATCGGAAGCATCATCAGATTCAATATCGCTACCAGAACCATTATCATTATCATTTTCTTCATCTACTTCACCTTCAC